GCGTACAGACTGCTCACCGACGACTCGCGGCGCGAGAGGTACGACGCGACGGGGGACGACGGCGAAGAGAGGGTCGTGCAGGACCACGAGGCGGAGGTGATTGGTCTTCTCGCCGCCGTATTCTCCGCAATACTGGAGGCGATGATCGCGCTAGACGGCGACCCAGGCGAACACGACTTGGTGGAGATGGCGAAGAAACAGCTTGCAGACGTGAAGCGGACCATCAAGGACCAGATGCACAAGATGCAGAAGCGCAAGGACAAACTGCTCAGGACCATCGATAGGATTGAGACCAGCAACGGCACAAACCACCTCCGCACCGTGGTCGAGCAGAAGTTGAACCAGATTGAACGGGACTTGCGCCGCGCCGAGATAGAGGTGCTGAAGGGCGAGGAGGCACTGAAGCTGCTCAAGAAGTTCAAGTACCGTAAGGACCAGACGATGGGCGCATACGGATGGATCACTACGCAGGTAACGTCCGCGACAACCTATTGAGGCACCAAAATGATTAACAACGAAATAATTGTGGGCGTGGAAGAGCTAAGTGACGAGGAACTGCGAGAGGAAAGAAATAAGTGCAATGTTCGTGGAGACAACGCAGCAGCAAAATTGTTCATAGACGAACTTGAGTCGCGCTATCCAATGTTCAGGGAAGAGGACGCCACCAATGGTTGCGATGGGTCGTATCGCTTACCGAATGGCGGATGGAGCAACGTGATGTGGCACAGAGTGATATTTTTCTCTCGCCCTGCCCGCTCCGCTCCTGCCGATGCTCAGAAAAAGTGGTCTGTGCTCGTCCGATCAATAAGGCAAAGAGAATTGGGCGACGTGGACTGCGTATGCCTGTCTGCGGACATGCTAAAGGACGGATGGCAATGTAATTGTGGAGCGAGGATATGATCCGAGTCGGTGACATCGTAGACTACTACTGGGCTGGCAACACTCACCCGCTCGCGGCCATAGTGGCCAAGGTCCACGAGTCGGAGGCGTGGGAGTTTCGCCCTGGCCCTGCCGCGATGACGCCAAGCGGTCGCGCGACCAAGGACGCGGGGATCACGGTCGCGCTGTGCGTGGTGCTGGAGGACGGCACGACGACCAACAGGAAGCGCGTGTCCGTCATCGGCAGGGACGACAAGCAGCCGGTCGGGTCGATGTACTGCACGGAGAGGCCGACATTAACTGAAGTCTATAAGGCGTGGGAAAAGTTTGTTGAAACTACTGCCGCTCCTTTTGAACCACTGTACAGACAAAAGCTGTTTGAACGCTGGATCATAAAGCACATAACAACGTAAACAATACACACAGGTGAGACAAGCGGTGACCAAGCGTGATGCATTCGAGTGGCTTATGGTGGCAGGTGGGGTCGTGTTCCTGGTGTGCGGCATCCTACAGTTATTGCTACTGTATGGCGAATGGAATAAGTGATGAAACTAACTTGGTGGCAGCGGATCAAGGTACTCGTCTTCGGCACGGTAGACGTGCGGGAGGACGCCGTGCCGCTGCCCGCCGAGCAGGAGCCGGAGCGGGCCATATTCTCCGACGACCTGCACCCAGTCGCCAAGGGCGCGAAGCCACCGATGCTGACCGCTACGCAACTCCGCCAGCGCACGGCAGACCTCGAAGTCGTAAACCGATACCGGATGGAGCGGCACAGCTTCGACGTTATGGAGTCGTTCTGGGGCGGCGGACAGACCGGGGTGTACCCAGGGGGTACGGACCTATTCGAGCCGCTGCTGCGGTCGCTGAACCAGTCGCGCGGGTACGGCATACCCATAGCGCAGCCGAGCGACAGGTCGCATGGCAAGAAGTGGCCGCTGTGGCAGTCGGACACGGACCTCAACAGGTTCATAGGCGGGTCGCGCATAGTGGATGGCGTGAACTCGTTCGCAATCGGCCTGCGCTCCAACCTGATAAACGCCATCATCGGCAAGGGGTTCACCTACAAGGTTGGCGGGCGCGACACCGAGGAGGCGAAGAAGTACGTGGCGTCGGCTGGTGAGGCGGAGGACGGCGACCAGACCCCACTGGACCGCCTCGCTGCGTCGGTGCAGTCCTGGCTCGACTCCAAGTTCTTCGCGCGGAACAACTGGACGCAGACCAGCCTACCGGAGCACAAGCGCGAGGATGAGTCCACGCTGGCGAGTGGCGAGACCAAGGAGCGGGAGGTGTGCCACCGGGTAATTAGGGACGGCAACTCGTTCGTGCGCCTGCACTACAACAGCAAGGACGGCACGGTTGACGCCCGATTCGTTGACGGCGTGCTGGTGTGGGGTGCGCCGGCCGGCAAGAGTTTCGAGGACGGGTGGAGTTTCGGCATACAGCACAAGGTGTACAAGGTCCAGGAGCGCGACGAGGAGGGAAACCCCACCGGCAATACCAAGACAGTGCACGACCGCGAGCGCATCATGGCCTACTTCATCCGGCCAAAGGAGCCGGACGAGCAGGGGAACAGTGACATAGGCGGGGAGATCGTGCCGGCCTGGGAGATGCAGCACATAAAGATGATGGGGGAGGACGCGGAGGTCAAGCACGGCACACCCCTGTTCGTGTTCCAAGTGTTGGAGTCCCTGATGAGCGCGGCGACCATTCGCAAGATCAGTGGCGAGACGCAGGCGGTCAAGGCGGCGACCGCCGAGCTGTGGAAGCACATGATCGGTACGCGGCAGCAGATCGGTACCATCCAGTCACCGGGTACGGACGCCGTGCAGGGCGACAGCGTGGGCGACGGTGGACCCGGAACTACACACCTCAATATACCACAGGGCGGGGCTGTGCGCAGGATGCCGGGCAACGTCGAGCCGGTCACGTACCCCACGACGCCGGCCTTCGCGGAGAACGACCTCGCAGTGCAGGGGGCGCTGCGCCAGGCGGGGGCGTCTGTGGCGACGCCCGAATACCTGATAAGCGGGGACGCCTCGAACGCTAACTACAGTAGCCTCGTGGAGGCGGGGTCGCCGTGGGTCGTGTCGCGCGAGGCCGACCAGGAGCACTTCAAGTCGCCGTTCCAGCGCCTGATGTGGCGCGTCGTGGGATGGGCGGTGGAGTGCGGAGAGCTGCCCCAAGAGGCGATGACGCTGCTGGACATTTCCGTTGAGGCTCCGCTGGTGTCCAAGGACGATAAGGTGGAGCAGGCGTCAGTGTCCACACAGGAGCTAGCGGCAGGCATCACCTCGCCGCAGATCGAGATAGGCAAGCGCGGCGAAGACCCAAGGCGGGTGGCGAAGGACTTGGAGGAGTGGAAGCGACTGACCGGCGGACAGCAGCCTGGGAAACCGCCGACGGGACAGGAGCAGGATGGGGGACCACCACCCAGCGGACAGCAAAACGGCGCGGTCGATCCCAAGAGGTCGCAGGCGGCGAAGCTGGCCGCGGCGTCGGCTGCGCAAAAGACGGGCAACGTGTCACATGTGCAAGAGTCCGCAGATGACGGTTGGATCGACCTACCGCCGGGGGCAGAAGAACTGCTGGAGGTGGGAACATGAGCGAAGATTCAAAACTCGTGCCAAAGACATGGAGCGACTTTCGCAAAATCCTCCTAGACTACATCGGTGAAGGGTGGGCGGAGCAGCTCGACACCGCAGTCAGGGAGGAGTTCGGTGGTGACGATTACAGTACACCATCACCCTGCGGTGAGTGCGGTGCTCCGTACCTAGAGTCACACAAGCCAGAGTGCACTCGTCCGGCGCGTGACCGCGAGTTCATGGAGAAGTACATCCCCGTTGACCGAACGCAGGAGGGTCTGGACTAAGTGTAGTCACTACCTACACATCACTGGCGCAGGCCAAGTCCTTTGTCGAGCAAGAGAACGCAAAATGCAAGCGCGGATAACCACAGACGGTACCATACAACTGCGAGAAGGTGGCAAGGTCTGCGAGTACAGGGTCGGAGAGCCAGGATTTGCCCGCGCTGCGTCCATCGTGCGCGCCGTGTCAAGCGGCGTGGACGTGACCAGTATGCTGGGCAGGAGCGTGATGGAGGTCAAGGACACCAGCGGACACGAGCACAAGGGTAGCGGACAGGGTGGTGGGCAATTCACAGGAGGTGACGGGGCAGGTGGCAAGAAGGTACAGCGGCAGAAACTTGAAGCAATCGCGAAGGACCAAGGCTATGAGGATAGCGACCTTGCCAACGTGGATGACGACGATTTGGAGAGGGCATTCGGCGGTGCTCTCAAAAAAGCCGAAGAGCGGGAACAAGCCGAGCGAGACGAGGCTGACGACGAAGACGCGACCTCCGACGACGTTAAACCAACCAAGGATTCACCGGAGCAAGATACATCCCTCCAAGAAGGGGCATTGCAGACGATTGTACCGCAACTGACGCCCAGGGCTCAAGCAAAAATCAAGGCGAACCTCAAGGGAATACACTTCGCGGCATCGCGAGAGGGTCTTGCGAAGAAGGTCGCCGACGATGTGGCTGCGATCCAACCAGAGCGATTGCGCGAAGCATTCCGCAAGCAAACCGAAAAATTCTTTCTGTCGTCGCATGGTCTCTTCCACGGCAGCGTCGGCAAACTCTATTTGGCGAGTGATCCAGGAATGCAGAAAAGCGTGGAAGGGATGACTAAAGACGATCCTGCCACTTTCAAGATGAATACCAGTTCTTCTGAAAGCATCATGCACGAGTTGGTCGCACACGAGATCGGTCATGTCGTGGATGGTCCTAATTACGAGTTCAGCGGTACACCGGAATGGAAAGCGATTCACGAAAGTGAAGTTGAACCCAAAAAAGTATTTGGATTCGGCGGCGTTAGATTGAGCAAAATCGCCAATCAAGATCGGCGCGAGGGCTTCGCTGAATTGTTTCGCATCGCAAACTCGTCTCGCCGCAATAAGGTTGCCAAGGCGTTTCCCAAAGCAACAGCCTTCTTCCAAAAAAATGGACTATGGCCGGCTCAAGATATAAGTGAGTCCCTCCTTCTGGAGGTGACAGAGACTAAGGACGCCAGCGGGCACGAGCACGCGGCGGACGGAAAGTTTGGGAGCGGGGGGAACAGCGAAAGTAAATCAGCAGACAAACCCAAGCACGGCTCCCGCGCCGCCGCACTGCACGCCAAGCACCAAGAGCTGAAGCAGCAGCGGGTGGATGCGTACAACGAGGTAAAGGGCGACGCGCAGAAGGCACTGGACGACGCCGGCGAACACACGAGGTCAGCGCTGAAATCAGCCTTCCACCTACTGAGTACGGACGCATACCCAAAACTCAACAAGGCGTTTACGGAGCTGGACGAGTTGTGCAGCGGGTTCGATGTCGATGGTCTACCACCAGGAGAATTATTCGGTGCGCTTAAGGAGATGGAGGTACTCGGCAAGAGGGTGCTGGACGCCAACATGAAGGTCAAGCCCGGAACCGGCGAAGACGACCTAAACGCAGACGACATAAAAGAAAACGACAGGCTGCTGACCTCGCTAATAAAGAGCACCCGCGAGGGCCGCCAGCACCTCAAGGCATACGTCCAGCACCGGCGCGAAATGCGTGCGATCAAGTCCGGCGAGCCGATGGAGGTGAGGGAGTGCATGGAAATAGATGACGAGGAGTTCAGCAGCGCAGTGGATGTACTGGAAAAGAAAGACGCGGAAGGACACGAACACAAGGGCAGCGGCGAGGGAGGAGGGCAATTCACCAGTAGCGGCGAAGGGAGTACCAAGTCTGCTGAAAAGACAAAGCGATCCGCACCTGGGTCGCAGATGAGTGAGGATGTAAAGAAGAAGCTGCGAGATCACGGCATGGTCGGTACGTTTCCGCCCGCTGAAGTACTAACAAGTGCGATCAAATATGCAGACCTCCAGCAGGGCAGCGACCAATTGAAGTACGTAGCTCTCATGTCCTGGGACCAGCACACCAAAAGCGGGAGAATCAGCAGGCAGTATAGATATACTCAAGACTTCCACGACCGCAACGCCGCGCAAAAATTTGAGCGAGTCAAGGCAATCGAACCGCATATCAAGAATATCGAAAAGACTTTGACAGCACAGATGAACGACGAATCTTTGCCACAGAAGTCGAGGGAGGCGGCGGCAATAGCGTCTGCGATTCGAGAGACCGGACTTCGCCCCACCGACAGCGCCGAGTCCGTCGAGCATGGACACTTCGGCATATCGTCTATACAGGCCAGGCACTGCAAGGTAGTTGGCGACGAGGTACACTTGGACTTTATCGGCAAGGAGGGGGTGCGCAATCAGACCACAATCCGAGAACCTGCAAATGTTGCGTTCCTAAAAAACGCTTTGAAATCGGCGAAGGGGGATCAATTCGTCTTCCAAAAGGCCAGCAGTGACGACGCGGGCGACGCACTAAAAGATGCGTCGAAGAAATCGGGGGGGCCAGAGGACATCAAGATCAAGGACTTGCGCACCCTCAAGGCCACGCAGACCGCGTACAAACTGGTAGACTCATATGGGGGGCCGCCACCCCCGCTGACGGGCAACAAGACCAAGGACGTGAAGGCCGTACAAAAAGCGATTTTGTCTATGAGCGGAGAAGTGGCCAAAGTTCTAAACAACACGCCCACGCAGGCTAGGGACAACTACATACACCCAGAGGTCTGGAAAAAATGGCAGTCAAAAATTCAAAGCGCGAGTTGAGCGAAGCACAACTAAATTCACCTGACATTGACCAGGACGGCGAATTCGACGTAGAACATTACCAGTTACCTAGTGGTGACAATATCAAAGACAACTACTTACGAACCGTATGGAATGACGCAGTTGAAGGACTCAAGACAGGGGACGGGGTAGAAGACACCTCTGAACTAGGAGCAAATCAATGATGGTATTCAAAGTAGAGAGCAAAGCGGAGCTGGTGTACTTATTCGATTCTGTGGAGCAGGTAGTCAAGCCCGCGCCGACGCTACTCACTATCCTCGTCGGCTGCGGCGTGTATCGCGGGTTCTTCCTTGCCAACGAGAGCGACTTGGAGGTAGTAGCATGAGCCGAAAAACAAACAGACTTCGCTCCAGGTTGATTCGCGCAGAGAAGCGGACGACCAAAGAGGTAGACAAGATTCAAGCTGCTATCAACGGCAGGCGGTCAGTAAAAGTGGTCGTCCAAGGACCGAAGGGCATGGGCTTCGAGTTCTGTAATTCGGTAATTATGGCAATCGAATTAGGGGCAAGCGGCGAGATTGTATTGAGAGTCAAGGCTATGGAGGCTACATCTACCACGACACACCGCGACTTACATCGTTTTGAGGATATGTAATGGACGACCAACCAAAACCACCGCTCGGCATACGCTGCCCCAAGTGCAGGACTCGCCTGCGCACCACGGACAGCGACCCGCTGCCTGAGTCCACGATACGAAGGTACAAGACGTGCGTTACATGCGGATACCGCGTGGTGACCAAGGAGCTGGTGGTGAGGGAATTGGGGAGTAAACCGACGTGAAGCGACAACTCAACTGGCAGCGGCGCAAGCGAGCGGCGGGCTTGTGCGAGAAGTGTGGCGGGAAGAAGGACCGGCAGGACCGCGTGAACTGCTTGAGGTGTAGGCTGAAGGACAGCAAGAGATACCGCGCAAAGAAGAATCCGGTTCAACCGTAATTGAGTTCACCAATGCTCCAAGTCATAGGTCTGATCGTCGCTTGCTACGCCCTGGTGCGCCTGGTCCAGGTTCCGCTGGAGATGGCGGGGCACCGGGATACGTCGTTTACTGCCCGGCTGCTG